TTATGGATACTATTCAGTATCAAACCCCAATGTATTCTTACTTAGGTTGGTTTAATGATCAAACTTTAAATACACCCATTTCAATTGGTCCTCACATATACACTATGATTGATTTAGCTAATATTAACCCCCCATTAAATATTGTAGGGTACCAAATCCCTAAACATTTTTGTTTTGAATGTCCATATGCTTCTTCTATAGTAGGAACATACTCAAAATATAACTATAACCCTAAGCAAAATATATTTTTAGATAATGAAATGGTAGGAGATACAATTAATTTATTTATAGAAACTACATTTAATACTGATATGGGTGAAAGTGAAATTATTAGAGATCAGATTAAGGTTATTATATATTAATAAAAAATAAAGGTTATGAATTTAGGATATGCTTGCATTAACACCGCTTTAAAATCAGGTGGAATATTTACAAATAGAACTATGCGTCGAAAAACATTTGATGCTAAAGGTTTAGACTATGTGTCTGAATTATCACTTCAAAATGTAAAAGATCTTGAAACACATATTCATTGGAATAATGAATTTGATATTAAATTATTTAGATTATCGTCCCAAATATTTCCTTGGATGGAGGAATATAATTGGGAAGATTTAAAAGATTGGAATGAAATAAAATCATTAATGTTACAAATAGGTAAATATGCTAAAGAATATAATCAACGTCTTACTATGCATCCCGGTCCTTTTCATTGTTTAGCATCCCCAAATCCTAAAGTTGTAGAACGCACTATTATAGGCCTTAATAAACATTCAGAGCAATTTGATATGATGGGTTATAAACCAAGCCACCACAATAAAATAAACATTCATGTAGGTGGGGCATACGGAGATAAAGAATCAGCACTTAGCAGATTTTGTGAAAATTTTAAATTATTAAATGAAAATACTAAAAAACGTTTAGTAGTAGAAAATGATGATTCTCCAAATGAATATTCTGTTAGAGATTTATATGAAGGAGTTTTTAAAAAAATTGGCACACCCATCACATTTGATTATTTCCACCATAAATTTAATACAGGAGAACAAACCGAAGAAGAAGCACTTAAATTAGCATCTACAACTTGGCCTGTAGGTGTAACTCAATGTTGCCATTATTCAGAAAGCCGTAGGAAAGAAAAATTAGATGAATCTATTAGACCACAAGCTCACTCAGATATAATTTATGAAAAAATTCAAACTTATGGTTTAGAACCAGATATTGTAATTGAAGCAAAATTAAAAGAACAAGCAATATTTAATAGAGTAATTTAAAGACTTCCATAAAGATATTTGGAGAAGCCAAATATTGTTCGTATATTCATCCCATATTAATAATTAAAAATAAATAAAAGTTATGTCAAAAATAAATGTAAATTCCAAAAACAGTATCCTAATTAATAATAGATTATATATTACTGCTTTAAAAGCTCAAACAATTTCAAAAAAATTAAGTGAAGAATTTGTTAAAACAGGTAATAATATTAATCACCCTATAAAAGGACTTCATTATGAGTTTACGGGTAATTATTCAAGATCATAATTATGAATATTGTTCAAAAACGTTTTTTAGAAAAAGCAACATCTGAAGAGATTTTAGATTTTGCTAGTTGTCTTGATCAAGCTAGTAGAGCAGGAAAGACAGTTGAAGTAGTATACTCAGCACTAGAAACAATTAACTCAATACCCAGTATATCTCCATTACTAGCTATGCAAATAGCATGTGGGGATTGGGATGTATAATTTAAAAAAATTAAAATATGTCAGAAAATTCAAAACCAGTTACAATGGAAGAAATGCAATCTCTACATGATGAATGGTGGAATAGTTTATCCGAAGATGAAAAAATTAAACTATTTCAAGAACAAAAAGAAGCAGAAGATTACTTCTATAATCAAAAACAATCTAATAAAGATTTAAAATAATCTTACACTATTTTGCATAGCGATATTGCATTATAACGCGAAATTACGCGATTTAATACAATACTTACCATGTTATATAACACTATATAACTTTAATATAAAATTAATTATATACATTAGGACCAGTAGCTCAGTTGGATAGAGCATCTGCCTTCTAAGCAGACGGTCACAGGTTCGAATCCTGTCTGGTTCACTATTTCTTTAAGAATCATTTGGGTTTAGTATATTTATACCATATATTCAAGATTATATGGGACATTATGAAGATTTTTTTATTGAAATGACACAATCACTGGATGAGAGAGGTCTAAGAGGTAAGTTTGATTCTCAATTACAAAAGATGCAATATCAAGAAAAACATCAAAGTAAGGATATTAGAGATAAGTGGAGATATGCTTTTGAAAAAATTATAAGTGATAAAAATGCTTAATTTAGATAATCTGTTTAATTTATTTCCCCCTAAGGATGTTATTGAAAACAATGATGTTCATATTGATTTTACAGAATCCCCTACATATTATTTAGGTATGTGGAAAAAAATAATATTAAATCATATTAATTTTAATAAAAAAATCCTTCAATTTTTTAAAAAAACTAATGATGAGTTTGATATACAGGATGTAGCTGAAGCTGGTAGGCATGTTGTATTTAATAGAGCTTGGTATTATTTAAAAAGTATAGATATTAATGATAAAGCTCATTTAAAATCAATTAAAGATTATAAAGATGACTATTTAGAAACATCTTTAGAACTTGGGATAAAACACTTCCAAGAACTCGAAGAATATGAAAAATGTGCCCATATTCTTAAAGTATTAAAAACCTCCCAGAAATTTTAAATTTAAGTTTGGTTACCTCACTTATTCCCGGTACCTTGGAAATACGGGAATTTTGAAAAATTAGGAATGATTAGGGAAATAAGGGATGTAGAAATAAGGGTGGATAGGGAAATGGTTATTCGTATATTACATCATATTAATTAATTAAATAAAAGTCATGGATTTCAGAAATAAAGTACTAGTGGACAAAAGATTCACTCAAATTAAATCAAAAGTAAAAAATTTAGACCTTATGGTAGCTAGAGGTCAATCAACTCAGCAAGATTTTAGAAATGGTCTTAAAGATCTATATGAAACAGTTGAAGATCTTGAAACTCTAATTGAAAGAGAAACTCAAGAATTAAGAAACGGTTAAAATTAAAATAAAAGTTATGAAACTATCAGCAGAACAAATCCAATCAAATTGGGAAGAATTTCATTCTAATATAAAAAAATATATTAAGGGTGATAGGCAAACACAATTATTAGCATTTTATACTAAATTTCAAGATCGTCTTGTAATGATGCCTGCTTCACATAAAAAAGAGTACCACAATGCATTCCCAGGTGGATATATTGACCATGTAAATAGAGTGGTTAGATGTGCTCTTAAACAATATGAATTATGGAAAGAAGAAGGAGCAGATATTACTACTTTTACAGTTGAGGAATTAGTATTTTCCGCTATTAATCATGATTTAGGTAAAATGGGAGATGATACTCATGAATCTTATTTACCCCAGACTGATAAATGGAGAAAAGATAAATTGGGAGAAGATTATATGCATAATAAAGCAATTGCTTTTGCTGCTGTCCCAGATAGAGGTTTATTTTTACTCCAACAACACGACGTTAAATATACATTTAATGAAATGATAGCTATCCAAACACATGATGGTTTATATGATTCGGCAAATGAAAAATATTTAAAATCATATATGCCAGAAACTAAACCTAGAACTTCATTACCTTTTATATTACATCAAGCAGATATGATGGCCGCAAGAATAGAATTTGAAGTTGAATGGTTACCTAAGTTTAAAAATAACTTGGATGGGCAAGAAAAGAATTTTACATTAAATAGCAATAGCAAAAAATCTAATGTTAAAAACAAAGCTTTAGGTTCTATTCAAAGTGAAGGTTTAAAAAACATATTCGATAAATTATGATTATAACAGGTTCAACCATAGTTATTATACTTCTTTCAATAATTGTACTTCTTTTAGGGTTTACAACTCTTAATTTACTTAGAAAAAACGAAAAAGCAGAAGATATTGTTGTTGGTTATCTTACCTATCTAGATCAAATATCTAGAGTAATTGAGGCAGCCGATATTAAAATCAAAAAAATAGATATCAAAGGTTCATTTGAGTCAGATGATGAGATAGGTTTTTTCTTCAAACAAATTAAAAAAGTACAAGAAATTCTAAATGAATTTCAATTGAAAAAATTTAAATAATGGATGAGATAATAAGAAGGCATAAAGCACAAAAACAAAGTAGAGTATATTTTACAAAAGAAACAGAAGCAGCGATTGTTAGTTACAATCGCTCCTCTGATCCCGACGAACGAAGTGATTTATATCAAAACCATATTCATTGGGCTTTTTATAAATTAACAGAAAATATAATTCATACATTTAAATTTTATTATACTGATGGGGTTGAAAATTTAGAAGATCTCCAACACGAAATAATTACATTTTTATTATCTAAAATACATAAATTTGATCCTACTAATGGGGCTAAAGCTTATTCTTATTTTGGTACTATTGTTAAAAGGTGGTTGATAGTTTATAATCAAAAAAATTATGGTAAAAAAATTAAAAATATTTCTATATCAGATTTAAACCACTATTCTCAATTAGATACTACAGACCCTTCTTTTATAACATCTAAAAGAGTTGAAGATGATGTTCAGAATGTTGTTAGTAACGAAGAATTTAGTAATACAACAGCATCTAAAATACCTAAAGAGTATAAATATGAAGATCGTTTATCCTTATTTGTTGATTATTATGTAGAATATTGTACAGATAGAATTTATGAATTATTCCCTAAAGGTAATGATGCTACTATAGCTGATGCAATTTTAGAATTATTTAGAAAAAGAGAAGCTATAGATGTTTTTAATAAAAAGGCACTTTATATTTACATACGTGAAATGGTTGATGTAAAAACTCCAAAAATAACTAAAATAGCAAATAAATTATATGGTATTTTTAAAGAAAAATATTTATTTTATTTAGATCACGGATATTTTCCTCCAAAATAGTTTTAAAAATATATATTTATAACCAAAAATTATGGGACAATTAGATTCATTAGTTTTTGGTAAAAAATCATTTTCCGATATACTGGAAGAAATTTACCAAAACCAAAAAAAGAGAGATGCTCAAGTAGTAGCATTAATATCCGAATTAAAACCATTAGTTCAAGAAATAGGTGATGCTACTCTTATAGTACCACTTATTAAAGAATATATGGAAATTGGTGTTAAAAATGATGATGCCTTAATTAAGATGGCAACTATAGTACAAAGAGTACTCCAAAATGAAGGAGACGGTGATACACTAGGTATCACAGATGAAGAAAAACAACAACTATTAGCTGAGATGGATAAACTTCAGCTAGATAAATAAGCATAAAAATGCCAAGATTATCAACAACTTTAGCATCCTTTTCACCTACAACTACAGCTCAATCTGTTAAATCTGGTGTTTTTGCAGCTAGAGTAAAATTTGCAATGGTAGATGATACTCAACAAAGTCAAGTATTTAAAGATTTTGGTGAGTGGAGTTCTATAGGCTGTGTTTTTTTTGATAGACTAAATCAACCTAACCCAAATCCACAATTTACATCTGATAATTTTGCAAGACCTTTATTTCCAAATAATTCTAATATACCACTACAAAATGAATTAGTGTATATTATGGCTTTACCAAATAGTAATGTTCAATCTGATGTTAATGAAGTGGCTTATTATTATTTTCAAGCAATTAATATATGGAATAGTACACACCACAATGCTATCCCAGATCCTATATATTCTAATACAAATCCAGAATCACAACAAGCAGACTATCAACAAACTGAAGCAGGATCAGTAAGAAGAGTAACAGACGGTGGAACCGAAATTGATTTAGGTGAAGATTTTAATGAAAAATTAGAAGTAAGAAATTTACAACCATATGCTGGAGATTTAATATATCAAGGTAGGTGGGGTCAAACTTTTAGATTTGGGTCTACATTACAAGATGCAAATATCCCAAATCCCTGGTCAAACGCAGGAGAAGATGGTGATCCTATTACTATTATTAAAAATGGTCAACATGAAGAAGATACAGATCCTTGGGTACCTCAAGTTGAAGATATAAATACAGATTTATCTAGTATTTATTTAACTTCTACACAAGAAATACCAATTGAAGTAGCTAGTAAAAGTTATAAATCTTATGATTCTTCCCCAGAAGCAACACCTATATTCCAAGGTGAACAAGTAATTATAAATTCTGGAAGGTTATTATTTAACTCAAAAACAGATAATATATTATTATCCTCATTTGATACTATTAATTTAAATTCTGTCAACAGTGTAAATATAGATACTCCAAAAACAATTATTCAATCCCCAGAAATATATTTGGGTGATAAAGGAGCAACTGAGCCTGTTATATTTGGAGATAAATTTTTAAATGACTTTCAAAGTTTACTAACATCATTAATTGGATTATGTGGAGCATTAGCTACTCCTATAGGATCAGGACCACCTTTTGTAATAAATGGTGCAATACCTGCTCCAGCAACAGAAACTCAAGTTAAAGCTCAAAATATGTTAAATAAAATAACATCATATAAATCTAAAGTAAGTAAAACTAAATAGATGTCAGCATTATCCAAACTTTTTGTAAAAACAATATCTAGAGTAATTAAAAATACTACTAAGTTTGAAATTGCTATTGATGATTTAATTTTAAAATTTCAGGATGCATGTCCTCCCAAAGATCAATTACTTCAAATTGTAAAACAGAAAAACCAAATACAAACAGCATTAGCTACAGTAATAGGAGCATTTTCTAAATTACAACAAACAGTAGATGTAACTACATCTATAGTAACAGCAGTGAGTGTTGCTGTAAAAGTAATAAAAGCATTACCAATACCAACATCATTCCCTCCAGGGGTAGGTATTCCTATAAATGTTATTACAATTCTATCAGATTCATTAGATAAATTAGGAGACTTAATATCCTCTGCTAAGGGTTCTTTAAAAATAGTACCAGGAGCTGCAAAAACAATAACACAAGCTTCTCAAAGAGTACTTGATAAATTAGCAGTATTAGATGGGGTTTTAAACAAATGTCTTGAAGAGTTATTAAATCAAGAAAATATGGAATGGGATCCAAATAAAGAATATGGTGATGGAGATGTTGTTACATTTGGTAATAACACAGGAGCTGGTAGTGGGTTTTGTTCATTAGGACCACAATATACAACTCAAGCTGAATGTGAGGCAGCTGGAGGAGTTTGGAATACGTTTGGAAATCCTGGTAGTGGGGGTGGAGTAAGTTATTATAAATCTTTAGGAGATGGTAATTTAAATAATGCACCTCTTCCTGCACAAGTCCCACCATTATGGACAGGTTCGGATATAACAGAAGCTAGAGATAACTTAGCTGAAGAAATAGGAAATGTAGCAGCTGAATCAGGTGTTAATGTAGATGTTAATTTAAATAAAGCTGATGAAGAAGCCTTACTTAATCAATTAAATGCTAATAGTAATGATCCTTATCTATACCAAAAAACAGGATTCCCAACTGCAGATTGGAGACTTATAATTGAAGTTAATGATAGAAATGATTTTCCTTTCCCTCAAAGAAGAATAAGGGCCCAAAACGAAAATACAGATGATACTAATCCTTATAAAGGTATTGTAGTATATAATATATTTGGTAAAAAATATTCATATAGTTTATCAGTAGAAGTATTAATTAATGAAGTTATATTCATAATTGAAAATTTAAATACTACATGGTATGAAAATAATAATATAAATGGATCATTAGGAACTACATCTTTAGATCCAACAACAACTAACGATTATTCTTTTAATTATGATACAGTAGCAGGAGACCCAAATGTATCTGATCCTAATTCAGACATAACATCTTCTGTACCTACATCATCAAATGATATTAATTTTATTCCTATTAGTTTTATTGCTGATGATTTAGTAACAAATGTAGCTGGAGTAGTTGAAACTAAAAGAATTGATATACCTACAAATACATCAAATCCTATTATTAACCAAATTCAAGGTAGAGTAGTAACAACTCAAATCTCACAATCTATAGATATAATTATAGATCCTGGAACATCAAGTTTAGGTTTTGGAAATGGTGTAGGGTTTGGTAATTTTACAAATAATCTTCAACCAACGGTAACAGCTAGATTTACACCAGATGTTATAAAAACTTGGAGTCCTAGTGTATATCCAAATTTAGAAAGATTTTCATTAACAGCTAATGATTCTGTTTTAGTACAAAGGTTTACTTATAACGAAATAGGAAATTATGTATTTAAATTAGAAGTTACAAATCAATCAAACATTAACATCAATGGCACAGGTAATGCTTACTTGCGTATAGTCCCTTAAAATAAGGGTTTAAAAATTAATTAATATAATATTTATAATAAAAAAATGAAGTCATCACAATTAAAAACGCTAATTAAAGAAGCGGTAAAAGAAGCAATTCAAGAAGAATTGAAAGATATTTTGCTGGAAGCTGTTAAGACTCCTAAAGTTATAACACATACTCCACCACCAGTAATGGAAAATATAACTCCGGTTCCTCCTCAACAACCTCAAATGAGTGCTGAAGAAAAAAGAACTGCATACCAAAATATTTTAGGTGAAACTGGAGCTCAATTTACATCTGCAAATGTTCCTCAATCATTCACTCCACCACAAGGAGGAAGTTTTGATACTAGTAATGGAACACTACCAGCTGGTGAAGTTGATATGTCAATGATAGCAGGTTTAATGAAAAAATAATGGCCAGAATAATTCAGAGTAAATACCCGATAGATTCAGTTGCTAGAAAAGCAATAGGGTTTTCTCTTCCTTTTAATGGTCCCGCAGTTTTCAACCCAACATTTACAACAAGGGCTCAAATAAAGTCAAATTTAATTAATTATTTATTGACTAATAGGGGAGAAAGAGTATTTAATCCTAATTTTGGAGCTGATTTGAGAAATTTATTATTTGAAAATATAATAGATAGTACTACAGATGAATTAAAAGAAAGAATACAAAATGATATTTCTATATACTTCCCACAAGTTGTTGTTGCTGAAATAACATTTAATAACCAAGAAGATAATAATACAATTAATTTTACATTAATATATGATATTGTAAATTTTGGTATAACCGATGAAATAAATATACAACTACAATAATGGCTGATTTAAAAAGAGACATAAGATATATTGATAGGGATTTTAACCAATTTAGAAATGCTTTAATTAATTATTCTAAAACATATTTTCCTGACACATTTAATGATTTTACTGATACATCCACAGGAATGCTGTTTATGGAAATGGCTTCTTATGTAGGTGACGTTTTATCATTTTATTTAGATAATCAAATACAAGAAACATTTATACAAAAAGCAAGACAACAAGAAAATTTATATCAAATGGCTTACTTATTAGGATATACTCCTAAAGTTACAACAGTAGCTAGTGTTGATATAGATTTCTACCAACAGGTACCAGCAATACAGGTAAGTGGAGAATACCAACCTGATTTTAATTATGCTATGATTATACCTGCTAATACACAGATAACTTCTAATGTAGATAGTACACAAAAATTCCTAATAGAGGATGTAATAGATTTCTCTTCATCAGGATCTTTAGACCCAACAACAATATCTGTTTACCAAATATCAGGTACAGACCCAACATATTATTTATTAAAAAAGACAAGAAAAGCAATAGGGTTTTCTCTTCCTTTTAATGGTCCCGCAGTTTTCAACCCAACATTTACAACAAGGGCTCAAATAAAGTC